GTCTAGAAGATAGATTAGCAAACATACCTCAATTTGATCCTTCACAATTGAAAGCTGGTATTGCAGGTTTACAAGATAGGTTAGCAAACATACCACAATTTGACCCATCAGCTTTACAACAACAAATAGAAGCAAACAGAAACTTATTAGGTAACCTACCTCAATTTGATGATTCTGCTTTGCGTGAAAGATTAAAGTCGTTAGAGGGTAGAGAGATACCACAGTTTGATCCTTCTGCTCTGCAAAATAGACTTGCTCAGTTAGAAGGTAGGCAAGCACCAACTTTTAATCCAGAAGATTTTAGAGATCAGTTTTTATCTATTGCTAGAGAGGGTATAGAAATACCTAAAGCTCCAACAATAGATAGAGAAGAATTAGTTAGAGACATTACAGGAAGAATAAAACAACCTAGACCTTTTGACCCTACTAGATTAAGAGAAAGGTTAGCAGCATTAGAAAACAGAGAGCCTGCTCCAGTAGCACCTGCCTTCGATCCGAGTGGACTGCAAGCTAGATTAGATGCATTAGAAGGTAGAGAACCAGTTGCAGCACCTCCTGCATTTGATCCTAGCTCGTTACAAGAAAGATTAGCTGCCTTAGAAAACAGACAACCTGTTGTTCCTCCAGCTTTTGATACATCTGCGATAGATCAAAGGTTTGAAGATATTACTAGACAGTTAGCAGAACTACAAAGTGCACAAGCGCAACCATCTCCAGATCCAGTAGTGCCTCCAGTACAACCATTACCGGTAGAGCCAGTTGCACCTCCAGAAACTCCACTACCAATACAACCGCCAGGTGATTTAGATTTAGGTATCAAACAAGACAGACCTGATATTCGTGATTTTGCAAAACCGTTACCAGGAGGCGGTACTATTTTTGATCAATTGCAACCACCAGTTACAAGTATACCCCTTGTTGGCGGTATTACACCTCCATCTATAAGTCCAGAAGAACAAGCACAAAGAGATGAGCAGAAAAATCTAAGCAGTCAAATATCTTCAGCCACAAACGACTTTTTCGCAGCTTTCCCAGATGCACCAAAAGCTCCAAAAATGATGACTATGGATATGCAAAGTTATAGAGACCCGATAACAGGTGAATTTACACAAGGCTCTGGTAGTATGGCAGGTTACAGAAGTAAGCTGAAAGCATATCTAGATGCCAACCCAGCTGCTCAAGCTAGTTATAATGAAAACGTTTTAACACCACAAAAAAGATTAATTGACTTACGTGGCGGGCCAAAACAAGGTCCAGAATTAATTGTAGGCGGAGGCAGACCACAACCCCCAATATCAATAGGTGGCCCAGGTGGAGGTAGAGACGATTTAGTATTTGCAGGCGGTTCACCCACATTTAATGAAAGAGGTGAAACCTTTGTGCCGCCAGCCGATCTTGTATCTGATGGGCCGCCTGAAACAATTGTTGCTCCACAACCTGACTTTGAAATACCAGGTACTACACCTGATCCTGTAGCAACACCAACAGGTGATCCAGCTGCGCCACCTCCAGCACCAACAATACCAACTCCTCCAGGAACAGTAGATCCTGTAATTATGGGGCAAACAGCTGATGAAGTTGTTACTGACCCACTTATTCGTGCTTTGTATTTTGGTACTCCTGATCAACCTGGGTTCTATAATCAATTACAACAAGTGGGTGCTAACTTACTTGGTGCACAAGCACCAGGGACTGAATACGATCCTAGTATGACAGAAAAATTCTTCAACCCATTTGAGGATCAAGTTGTCCAACAAACCGTAGAGGATGTACTCAAAGCTGGTGAGCAAAGAGATATAGCCCAAAGAGCTCAAGATATTGGTAGAGGCGGTTTATCTGCCTTTGGTTCTAGAGCTAGGCTAACTGCTGATGAGCGTCAGGAGGCTCTTGGTAGAGGCTTAGGAAAAGCTTTAGCTGGTATTAGACAAAGTGGCTTTAGTGAAGCGCAGAGAACAGGTTTAAGCGAGTTTGATAGACAATATGGCAGAGACATAAATCAATTATACAGACCGCTAGATGTATTACGTAGTATAGGTGGATTATTACCTGGCTATCAAGCTGCTGGCACCAACTTACGTACAACTTATGGTATGCCATCTGATCCTAGCGCTTTAGGACTAGGAGCTGCTATTGGTGCATATACATCATTAGCTCCACAAACAGGAGCAGCATATAACGCTTATGCTAACACTTCGGGGCAAGGGTAATGGTAGCGTTTATTTCTCCTCTAATATCACCAATATCTATTGATCAGATAACACCTCCAGTCCCACAAGAACCAAGATTCGAAGTAAGAGAGGTGCAAACAACTCAAGGCCCTATTAGGTCAGTAGTTCGTGTTTCTGTAGATCCAGAAACATTACAAACTGTTGAAGAACAAGTTAATTTAAATCTTTCACCAACTGGAAATCCAGCGGAAGCATATCAGATACAAAAACAAAACGAAGCTAATGCTAGAGCAAGAGGAGTTGCTGTTGGCGCAGCATCTATTGTGCCAGTGGCAAGAATGGGGATTGGGGCATTAAGTGCCTTGGGTACTAAATTAGGACCAAGATTTAGTAGACTGAACCCATTTATGCGTACTACATCTAGGGGGCAAGCAGGTGAAATAATAGATACTGGCATAGCTTTAAAACCAGGAGCGATAACTACAGCTCAGTATGCAGCTCCCACAGCTTTAATTGCTGGATCATTTTTATTGGATAAAAAACCACAAGATTTACCATTAGATGTCATACAAGCTAATTTAGATGAACTCAAAAAATCAAATAACAAAGAAACAATTGAAGTTGTCGAACCACCAGCAGATCCTGAATTTGGTACCACAAGAATAAATGATGCTGG